CGCCCATTTCCGCCAGCCGGTCAAATATTCCGTCGATCAATTGCCCCATCTGCTCCGTGGTAAAGGTGCTGGAACCCTGACTGCACTTCACGGTGCAGCGGTTGCCGTTCAACAGCTCCACAACGTGCACCAGCCGGTAAGACTTGCGCAAGATGGGCACAGCGCCCACCGGTACCTCCAAGTAGTCGAACGCCGCACCGTACTGCTCCAGCATTTCGGTGTAGCAGTCCTCCGGGGTGATGCCGCCGGTGCGCCCGCCGTTGTAGTGGTCTGCCATGATGGTGAGCAGCGCCCACATCATACGGTTCTGGGGCAGGGTACGGCTTTTGCGTTCGAGGTCTACCGACAAAATCAGATGCAGCGGCTTGCCGTGCGCCAGCTCGTCCAGCTTCTGCCGGATCTGTGTTTCCACAAATTCCGCAGAGTTTTCCACGACCACCCGCCGGGCGACCGGGTCATATACCACCGGCAGCTTGCCAATCACGCCTCTGGCCATAAGATTTTCTTACCATCGCCGGTAATAAACTGAACCATGGTGATGCTGCCCGCGTCATCGTAGGCGAAGCGGTCGACCTTCAGGCTGGTCTGCAACCGACAAACGCCTTTGTCATCCTTGACGATGGGCACCTGCGTGCTCTTGAGCACAATATCGTCCAGCTCCATCACGTCCCTGCCGAAACCCCAAAAGGAGGCAGCAGATACAAAGCTGGTATCTTCCTTCATCTGAGCAACGTCCCGGCATGGAAGGTTGAGTGCTCCGGATTCCTTGTCGCAGTACTCTCTGGTGCTGGGAATGTAAACGCCAACCTGACACCACAGCCGCCCATCAGCAGAATACCGGCGCATCCGCCAGCCGCCATTACCAAAGATTTCGTCCATCATCTTGCGCACGGCATTGGCACCGGGAAGCAGTTTCAGCTTGATTGCATCCTCGCTGATGGCCTTAATCAGCACCGAGACCGCCTGCGGGGCTGTCTGCGGGGCTTTTGGCACTTCAACGGGGAACTTGACGTCCGGGGCACAAACAGCCGCAGAAGCGCTCTTCTGCGGCCTGCCGCGCCCGGAATCTTTTGGCGTTGCCAACCTTACCACCTCCATCAGTAGGGGCTTGAGGTGGCGATCTGCGCCGCCTCGCCCAGTGAATACTTGTCGATCATAACGCGCATCTCCGCAACCACCTGCTGGATAGTATCCGGCGGCAGCTCTGCCATGCGCATGGCGGCGATGGCGTAGCCGGTGGCGGTCTCCTCGTAGGTGGGGGATTTAGGCATCGGGCTCATCAGTGCTTGCAACCGCATCCAGATCCTCCTCTGCTTCCAGCGCAGCGTCATTGTACGGGCATCCGCGCACCTGGCTTTCCAGAATGCTGCGGCAGAAGGTGCACGCATCCCGCGCGTCCTGCACGCTGAGCGGCTCCTTGAAGTCCCGCATCACCTTCATCATGGCTTCGCCGGCCTTCTTGGCCTGTGCGCTGTACTGGCGGCGGAAATGCCCGCCTTTACGTTCGTGGATCATAATACATACCTCCATAGTTTTGTTCTGCGCATTGCGCTGGCAGCGGCTTTTGTTTTACTTCCTGCCGCCATCGGAAGGCTGTCTATGTTCCAGCAGTCACCGACACTACTTTTCAACTGTTTATTACCGGGTGCGAGTCTTACGGATACAAAGTCACCCACCTTTTGACGCAGTAGGTTGTTGCGGATTTTTTTACTAGTGCTGCTATCTGCACATTACCGGCTTCTCAAGGCCCGCCGGGGTCCCGTGTGGTCCCAATCCACACATCTTGTCACAATAGGCGCGAAACACAAAATAATGTTTCGGCGGCCTAAAGGGGATGGCAGCGGCTTTTGTTTACCCACCTGCCGCCATTGGTGTAATAGAATCATTTCAATTCATGAAACAGTTCTTCCGGGTTTACAGGAGTAATAGATTCTATCCTGTCAAGTTCCGTCAAAATTCGTTGATTTATGTCCTCGATCGATTGCAGAATACAAACCAAATAATAACCCATAAGAAGTTTATCCTCTGCTTTTTCAATACAGAGAGCTCCACGAGACTGCAGGTCCTTTATCGCTTCATCCAGCACGTCAGAAGTAGAACTCTCAGCTGGAAGAAAAATCACAATTTCCGTTTTTTGAGAATTGAAATACTTTTTCTCTAAGGTTTTTTCATTCAACGTGTAATCACTAGCTGTATATACGATTTTGTAACCTTTAAGCATTTTTAGCCTCATTTCAAAATTGGTGTAATACCGGAAAGTTAACTCTGAAGTCCTTCTTGCATTGCCGTTTCCAGAAGATGCCGGAGATCTTCCAGAACGTTCTCATAGATCTTTTTCTCCCGGTCGGAGATGCGTTCATCTTCCAGCCGGCACTGATACTTGCCTATCAGATAGCAGATCCGCTCGCGGGTACGCATTCCATTCTTGCTTACCATTTTGCGCCACCTCCAAAAAGTCTTAATGCTCTTCCAGCCCCTCCAGCTCAGATATCACGTCGAGGATTCTCTGGATCTGTGCGGCAGACCTGCGGTCATCCAGTGCCATGTACTCTGCGTTTTCCCGCTGGTAGTCCTCGCTTGCGTCCAGATAGTGCTCAAAGGCGTTTATGCTGTCGTTGCAAATGCTCATGGCAGCCAGTATCAGATACCGGATTGCGGTGGCGGTCTCGCGGGCCGGTGCGCCGCGATCCACGCTGTCCTTCACCATCTGATCTGCCTTTTCCGGGTCGATCAGCCTGCCCGCCGGGGCAAAACGCCGGAAAATATCACAGCTTTTTTCAGTTTCCATAACGTTTCCTCCTCAGTAAGTCCCAAATTCCTGATCCAGCAGGGTATCCAGTCGGATGGTGTTGCCGCGGCCGGAGCCTTCCTGCCCGGCCATGTTAGACCAGCCTTCCGGGTAGCGCTTGCGCACATACCGTGCCGGGATGCCCATACATACGCTGACCTGCTCCAAAGTCAGCCGAATGCAGCCATATCGGCCAAAAATAGCTTTGTAGCTGTCGTGCCACGCTTCGCCTCTAGTAGATCTCGTCACGTTCCTTCAACTCCTTTTGTCTGCGCTGCCATTCCTTGAATTTTCCGTAGCTCATGCCCTTGGCTGCGGCAGCAGCATTATCATCCACGATCAGGTCGTGGTTGGTCTTGGGCTTTTCTTTGGGTCTTACAATGCCGGGCAGCGTGCCGGTGTCCACACTGGACTTCCCATATCTGCGCTTTTTGCAGGCATCGCAAAACATTTTGCCGGGATCCACGCCGTACATCATCGTGCCGCACTCTTTGCAGGGCTTGTCTACCTTGCGGTGCTCACCGCGAGGTAGCTTCTCCTCTGGTGCGGGCTTTGGCGGTGGTGCCAACTTTTTGATTTTCGGCTTTGCCTTCTGCAACCGCCGGGCACGTTCCCGTGCAGCTTCCAGATGTATCTTCTCGCCGCAGGAAATGCAGTACTTCCGGTTTGCTGAAGATTCCACCGACCGCGCTTTACCGCAAACTCTGCAATATCGCACAACCGGAGGATTTTCGCAGTTCTCGCCTTTATGCCTCATGTTGTACCTGCGATTCACTTCTTTTCTTTTGAGCTTACGGCACGCATCGCAGTACCTTCTGTTGCTTCCGGTGCCTGCCGGCAGCACCGCGCCGCAATCTTCGCAGCGGTGAATAATATCACTCATGGTTCCGTGCCCTCTCATAGATCCGCTTCCGCGCCGCCCTTCTCCGGGCGTTCTCGGCGCGCATGTACTCGTCCCAGCAGCACAGCAGGTAAGGGGCAAGCACCAGCACCGGCGCGATGATCATTACCATCAGCCACATCTCGGTGCAGGCTGCGTGGTAGGGGTCGCGGCCAAAGGAAACCATCAGATCAGCCAAAATAAATGCACAACTTCTCATACCATCAAACCTCCTATGCGCCACGAAAGCACCATGATCAAGCTAAAATACGCCAGCCAGACCCACATCATTTTGCGGGGCGGCTTTGTGGCGCAGATAAACAAAAACGCCATCAGGCAGCAGCCTGCCATAAAGCACATCAGATAAGCCAACATCCGCGTCACCTCATTCCCAAAGCGGTCTCGATCAGTTCTCTGGGCGTTTCGTTGGGGTAGTGCCCGGACATGTACTTGTCCACAACGCCTTTGGATAAGCCCGCGTGCAAGGCCAGTTCACGGTTGCCCCAGCCAAGCATCATTTTGCGCTTAGCCACTTCGGCTTTCCATTCAATGGTCGGCAAGTTTTCCACCTCCATAGTTGAAAATCATTTCAAAATATCGCTATAAAAACATTGCCAAGCCATACGAGATGGTGTAAAATGATATTGCGGTTATCATTTTTACTCTTGGCAATATTTTTGGGTTTAGGGCAGAAAGCAGATCGGAAGGTACGCGCGACCCTCTGCTTTTTGCACCCGGTGCCCGCGCATAGGCACCTGATCAACAGGACGGTGTGGGGGAAAAACCCCTGCTGCGTGGCAGCCCTGTGAAGTACCGGCAGCGATCGGAGAGTATGGGAGCTTCTGGTCAGCTGCTCGGTATGGTTGTATTATAACTCGCAAATCTCGCAAACTCAATACGAAATGCGAGATTTGCGAAAAAATAGCAAAACGCACAAAGAAGGAGATGAAGAAATGTATAACATTTCTGAAAATTGCAAATGCCCAAAGCTTTTTGAAGAACTTGACCGACAAGATATGAAGCAAAATGAGTTCGCAAAAAGAATAGGTGCATCCACGGGAAACGTAAGTGATTGGGCTTCGGGTAAATCTTCGCCAACGCGCAGACGGTGGCCAATAATAGCGGAAGTTTTAGGAAAGCCCGTTGACGAGCTTATGGGCACAAAAAAAGAGCCCGCCGGGATGGGCGAGCTCGATGATGTGAAAAAGCAGGTCGTTGAGTTAATGGATGATATGAGCCAAGAGGAACTCGATGCACTTTTTACTTTGCTCAAGTCTAAAGCGAAGAAGTGACCGATTCGTTTTTGAGCTGTTCGGCTTTTCGCTTTTTCAAAAATGCGAGGGCTTCATCTAAAAGCTCTGGATGTTCGTCTAAAAAGTCCAAAATGTCTTTAACGGTCACTTGTAACACTTCCTTTTGTTGTATTTGCAATTTTATATTACAACGGCTATAGGTTGAAATCAAGAGGAAAGAGGGATTTCGAATGAAAATTGCTGAAAAATGCAAAGTTATTGTGGCGGGCGCAATTGTGGCTGCGCTGATGGCAGGTACAGCGTTGCCCGCGCTGGCCGCCAGCCCCGCCGGGAACGTTCCCTTTGCGGTGCTTGCGCAGCAGAATGACGTAAGCGCCGACAAGGTGCAGGCAATCAAAGATGCGCTGGCAAACATTGATGTATCATACGAGGATGGCATCTGGCTTTTTGAATCCGCTTACGAAGATTACGAAACAGGCAATAACAAAAGCTACATGATGCCGTATGTGTATTCAAACGGTGAAACCGTCCGGTTTGGTATGAGCTTCACATCTCAGGATACCGAGGGCTATTTTTACTGGAACGATGTAGACGTTCTGATTGGCGAATACAATAATTATACCAGTCAGACGAACTACAAATTTAAAAAGGTTTCGCGCCAGTACTATCCCGATGACCAGATTTTTTATGAAAATGTATCCTTTGGTGGTAACGACGAGGATATGGACTGCCTGAACCGCATTCTGAGCGCTGACACTGCATATCTGCGTTTCAATGGCGCAAAGGTCAACGGAACGCAAAGAACGCAGACGACGATCATCGATAGCGAAAGCCGACAAGGCATGACAGATATCATCAACCTGTATAATCTGCTGCAAAGCGCCACGGCTGAAGAACGTCAAAAAGCATTGCAGGATTGAATTACAGGTAAAGCGCAATGAAAAATAATAATCAGCAAAAATCACCCGGCTGTCTGTACATTCTGTTTTGCGTTTTTGTCTGGATGCCGTTTCTGCTTATTCTGGTGGCATTCTCTTTTATGCTTTTGGTGCAAATTTGCAGTAAGCTACACCCGGCAGTTTTAGTTTTAATTCTTATTGCCGTTGTAGCCGCTGCCGGATACGCCCTTTATAAAAAGCACGAAAAGAAAAAGCAGACAGAACAAAACCACATTGAAACCGTTTTGCAGCGCACGGTGGACTACCCTGATCCTATAAAAACGGAAAACATTTTGCAGCGCACGGTGAACTATTCTGATCCTATAAAAAGAGAACCGCGCCAAGCGCCGCAGCCGTCAGATAGCTTGTATGAGC